GGCTCTCAGTACTTCTCCTTGCATGTTGCACACAGGCCTCAACGCCAAACCCTGTTTTATTTACTTGAGTTTTCTACTCTCAAGAGCCAAGCACGTATGTCGGCGGCTATTCCGACATCTTGACAATTGCTTGTCAGCTTTACGCACATTTGTTGCCCAGTTGTGTCTGGGGTGTCTTTGAGGTTGAATTGTCTCTTTAACAACCGACCTAACGAAAGGCCGAGTTACCTTACTAGAGTACTTGCAAATAACATTGGCACACCATACATCGGCCGAACCACCAGCCTGTCAAGCCTGTTTCCCAGGGTGCGAGTGCCAATCTCATTCATGGGTCCCGGGAGCTTATCCGAGAATTAAGTGTCGTATAGGACACACCATGAGCAGTAATTTCTAGGTTTGCACGGGTGAGAGTCCCGAAGTTCTGGATCCATTTAAAGACAGCCAGTAAGTCTCTATAAACATTCTATGTAGTTAGGTTGACATTAAGCTTTAACAACTTAGCTTCGTATGACACACGCCATTGACCAAGCTGAACACCAGCGGTCAATGAATTGGCACCAAACACAACAGCGCCCTGAACACTACGATCAATGGTATCGGTGGTATAGGAGTTGGTATAGTTAGTGTCAAAGGTCTTGCGACGTCGTGACAATGGGACGTTGTAGACGAACTTCTCCCAAGCATTAAAGAACTTGGAGTTACGAGCGTTTTTGGAAACATCAAACATTGTGGCAGCGGTGGCGGTTTGTAGACTAGCGATTTCTTCAGCATTGTCTATGTAACTAAGATACATTTGGGACCCTGCGTCTGCCACTCCTGGCGCGACGTTGGGGACCCACTCAAACCGAAGAGAGTTATACACATATTCATTATACAACTTAGCTATGGCCAACAGGTCATAACCCACAGACTGCAAATACGCATTGGCGGCAATTCCTGCCCCGGCTATGTTGCCGAAGTCGACGGAGTAACAACCGCCGGCCCGGTTTGCTATGGTAACATTGGGTATGAAGTACCCAGTGCCGTTAAGGTTTTGTCCGTCAAAGGCTACACTAGGACGTGGAACACGATGGCTAACAGTTAAAGGATTAGGTTTACGCCTAACATCATTAGTCTTCTTTTTGTTGTTTTGTTTATTGCCTGCCATTTTGGTTAGAAAAGGAATTCGCAATTGAGTTCAGGAGTCGTTAGACAGTCAAAGGAAGTATGGTTAATACCCAGCGGGCCCTTTTGTAGCTGGTCGTATAAGTTCTCCAATGCTTCCTGCCTGCTAAAGTTGAGCCCAAACGCTTTTTCAAAGCTCATTCGCGCCTCAGTGGATATATTAGTCGGGCCTCGTTTGGTTAGGCCAGCGAGTCGAGCGAAACCAGACCCTGCATAGTGGTGCCATTGTTCAATCTTGTTTTTCTTGCGTTTCCTGCCATATTTAGCTAACATGACATAGAAGGATTGATACACTGGCAAACCACTAGTGAGGCTGATTCCACCTAATCCGATTGCTTCTAACCATAAGTCGACCTGCTCTTGGCCTGTGGTGCACACTAAATCTTTGGCTAGACTTATTAAATTGCGCACCATTCTCCACTGACTGCCATCAAAAACTGGATGCATTTGGCAGAATTCTATCTCCTCTAGCACATAAACTGTGGGCTCAACTTTCATGGTGAAGCCCAGATCAGCATAAAATCGCTTCACATGAGTACGGAACAGACTCTCATCAGATGAGTTCATAATAACTACTATATCGTCTCCGTTGTCCATAACTTCATGCTTGATTCCATACTTAGTGCAATAGGAATACGTCATTGCCACCATCAACAAACAATTACCAAGTGCTGTATCCATGTCACCAGACATTCTACATCCATCAACCACGTAGCTGACTCGCCCATCAGCACAAAGTCCATTTCCTTTATTCCTGAGCATCATCTTTAACATGCTTGCAAATTCAGGGTCATCATTGAACTTAAGATAGGTGCTATGCGTCCACTTCAGCGCCTCCACACTAACATGTTGGTCAAATCTGGAGGCGTCCAATGAAATGGCGCATGGGTTTTCAAACATACCCCATTTTGAGGCAATGATGTCCCCGGTTTGGAAAACATCAAAGCCCTTTGCTACACATGGGTACTTATACAACTTCCCAAGGTTTTTGTAATCTTTTTCTCCAAAGGCTTAATATATATGCCTATGGCTGCGTTAAACCTGGGATCTCGTGGCTGGATAATTCGCGGTGCAGGATCAGCCTTGGCGTGGAAGTTAATTTTCTCACATTTAATAAAGGTAGCAACAGTGGCATCATCGCTGGACAGCGGCTTGGCAGCCAAACTGTCGGCAGCTCGTTGGTACCTATGAAACTGACGACCAGTATAGGACTCAACAAACTCCTCCAGTGTCCACGGCGTGAGGTGAGATGATTTGAAGGCTTCGTCAAATAGACTCAGTTCCTTAAACCCTCCAACCCTGGGCCGTTGCGGCAGTGTTCCGTTACAATCAGTATAAAACACTCTCTCGTTTATTCCTCTAACCAAATTGTTCAGGCTGTTATTGTGAACAGAAAATCCATTCATGGGCCGAGGGGCGCTTAGAGCAAACGCCCATCTCTGCGGGTCTCGGGGACGAGACACTTCCTTCGTCTTTATGGAAGGGTGCAGGGCACCACGGGGTGTGACCTGTGTCTCAACACCTTCCAGACGAAGCAATCCCCCTATTGAAAACCCGACAGCTTCCCCGTAGCCGCCTTAACGTGGTACGGGGGATTGAAATAAAACTGGGTTCCGATCTCTCCCAGGTAGACAACTTCATATGGGGTAAGTCTAGGGCCCTCATCCTCGTCTTCTTCGCGCAACAGTTTGATCGCAGACAACTTTCTGCGAATCATCCTTCCAACACACTCCACACTGGTGGCACAACGAGGGCGTAGCCCAATTTCCACAACACACTCATCAGCTGCTGCGGCTGCATAAAGTAGCTCCTCAGTAAACTCCTCTCGCTCATCACACATCCACTTAAACAGTGTGGGAGCAACGACATCGTCTTCGTGCTCCTCCACCTTTAGTTGGTACGTGTGGAGATAATCACAGGCCCACTGGCACTTCTTGATGACTAACCCTAACACCCATTCTAAGCCGACTACAACATTAAACACCAACTTGGACCTCAAGCCATCGAGGCAAACCACAAACCCAGTCACCCACTGTTGCACCTTGAACAGACCGATCAAGAACA